GGTAGGTTTTAATCCTAATGGGAGCAGAAAAGCTTTTAAACCATCGATTAAATCGATAGCGGGTATCGGTTCTTTTAAAAACAAATAACAATGTAGTCCTCCGCTTTTAGATAATATAGGTACTAAGGGTAATTTAAATTGTTGAAATAGTCCTAGATATTTTTCTATTTTAAATTCCCCGTAATTAGGTGGATCAATATCAATACATCCGAACTGTGCGGTTTTATTTAGTCTGCATGGTTGAATACCAATTGAAATTTTACCAAGTAAATGATCTTTGTAGTCGGCTATTGTAAGGGGACGACCAGCCCATTCATAATTAGGTTTAATTTTATTTTTATCTGAGTCAATTGAAGTTCGTGACATATCCGCTATGCCAAAATCTCCCTGATAACCAGTAAATAGTTCTATAAATTCATTTTCCATAATGATCCCGGGTCGGGGCAGTTCCACTCTCGCTTCGCTGCCCCTATCCTCGTTAGAGGAATCTAATAATTAGATTCTTCTTGTGCGTCAGCTGCAGCGTTACTTTTCTTTAAAGAATTATGGAATTCTTTCGCCATTTGATATAGCGATGCATTATCCACTTTCCTTGCCAAAGATACTCTGTATCCGTGCCAAGTAAAACTACCTGTGTTTTCAACAGACTTTAAATTATAAATTCTAGAAAACATCGGTGCTGGTACATTTTTATTTGTTTTAGGATCAGTTTCAAATTGATCTTGCATCAATGAGTTCCAGCCTCTACTCACTTTTAACTGAGTAGATTTCATAGCCATTAAAGCTTTTTCTGGTTTTTCTCCATTGATGATAACAAAATGATTAGCTGTTTTGATAATTTCATTACCATTATCTAAACAATCTTTTCCTGAAGAGTTCTTTTTAGTTTTAGCTAAAATTTCTGGACCTCTATCAGGGCTAATTGGTCTACCTTCCTTACGTTCGAAAGGTGCCCACTCTGGAAATGTTAACTTGTAGAAAACAGGTATTACTTCAATACCTTTCTCACCATTATACAGTTTTTTTGTAACCGTATTATAAAACATTCCAGCTTCTGCTCCTTCAACATAGTTCGCATGTTTCTTTTTAGTTTCATCCGAACTTGTTTGTAATAACTTAAGAAATGGTAAAGCCATATCGTCTTTATCTATGTTCTCAAGTCCAGCTCCAGCGTCTTGAACGAAATTCATTTCCGCTGGTAAGTTACCTTCTTTTTTGACCGTTAGGTCGCTTGTCTCTTGTGACATGTTATTTGCTCCTTGTTATTTTTGTTTTGTTTCCCTTAAACAGATTAAAATGTTCAGAAGGCAAGTCTTGCTTTGCTTCAACTCGCTCCCTGTACAGTGCTTTGAGAGTCATTGGTTCTACCTTCAACTTTTGTGTAGGTTGATACCCATTATTCTCAGCAAGGCTAGCGTAATCGTTCGCCTTGTTATCTTCGCCACGACCAAAGGAAACAGTAATCTCATTTTTAATAAGATCACCCAGGTCATTATCTCGAAGCCATTTAAAAGCGCCCTCCCTATTTGCAACAGGGATAGTTGCGCTATAAACTTCTTTAACTTCTATGGCAGAACCATCTTGAAGTTTAAGAGTTTTTAGTTTCATTTGTTCCATTATTTCAGGAATCACTTCTGCAGAAATTTTATCAGCTCTTTCTTTTTTCATTTTTAAAGTTGCCTCTGCAGCCTCAATTTCGTTTTCTAAACGTTGAAGATCTATTACATAGTTAGAAAGACTTCTAACATTTTCCAGTTCATCAACTTGTTGTGGAGCATCCTCCACGAACATTTTTTCTAAGTTCTCTTCTTTGAACTTTATTGTTTGTTTAATCGACATCTATTTCTCCTTTCTCGTATAAATCAAACTCAAGAGGATAATAGGTTTGCTCTTGTCTATCCCATTTTAAACTTTTGGCTCTACCATTATTTACTTTTGCAATAACAGCTCCAACCATAAAAATTATCTGTGGGTCTCCTGATAATAATAAATAATCTTTATCAGAAAAATTTTTTAAAAGTCTCTCCAGTTTATGTTTAATGGGTCCAGGACTCATTACAACTTGACTATCTTCTCTTAAAAGGACTTTAAGTTTACCGTATTTTTGAGCCCCTATAATATTAAATTTAGGTCGCCCTGCTCGGGTTCCTGGTACTTCTTGTAACACATATACTATAGGTTCTTTATCCTCAATATTTTCTTTCATTGACATTGTCTACTTTATAATATAGAGCTTGTCAATAGAAAGAAGAATAAATTATGAAATATAAATTTAAAACAAAACCCTATGCCCATCAACTAAAAGCGTTAGAGCTTTCATGGGATAAAAAAGTATTTGCCTATTTTATGGAAATGGGAACGGGTAAAACTAAAGTAGCCATTGACAATATCTCTATGCTTTATGATAAGGGTAAAATTAACGGTGCTTTAATTATAGCACCTAAAGGTGTTTATAAAAACTGGTATTCCGAAGAGCTTCCCACTCACTTAGCAAAACATGTAGAACATAGAACAGTTTTATGGCAAGCGACTATTAATAAAAAACAACAAAAGTTATTGGATACTTTGTTTGAACCGGGTGAAGATCTTCATATTCTTATTATGAATGTGGAAGCTTTTAGTACTCAAAAAGGTGTAGAATTTGCAGGAAAATTTTTAAATTGCCATAATACTTTTATGGCAATAGATGAATCTACAACCATTAAAAATCCAGGAGCTAAACGTACAAAAAATATTGTAGGGTTAGGTAAGTACGCAAAGTTTCGTAGGATAATGACAGGGTCTCCTGTTACTAAGTCCCCTTTAGATTTATATAAACAATGTGAATTTTTAGATGAATTTTTATTAGATCATTCTTCTTATTATACTTTTAGAACTCGTTACGCCATTATGCGTAAGGCTCATTTTAATGGAAGATCCGTAGAGATTGTAGTGGGCTATAAAAATCTAGGAGAGCTTTCTGATAAATTAAAACCTTTTTCTTACAGAGTATTAAAAGATGACTGTTTAGATCTACCTCCCAAAACATTTATGAAAAGGGTCATTAGTTTAAGCGCAGAACAAGATAAAGTCTATAAACAAATGAAGCAAATGGCCTTGGCTCAATTGAATGGTAAAGTTATTACTACTGCCAGTGCTTTAACTCAATTAATGAGATTACATCAGATTACTTGTGGGCATTTTAAAGCCGATGATGGCTCTACCCAGGTTGTTAAAAATAATAGGTTAACGGAATTACTAGAATTATTAGAGGAAGTAGAAGGTAAGGCTGTTATATGGGCCCATTACCAATATGATGTTCAAACAATTATAGACGCAGTTAAGAAAGAATACGGTGATGACTCGGTTGTGGATTATTATGGTAAAACCCCTAATGAAGAAAGACAAGATAATATCAAGAAATTTCAGTCCGACCCTAAGTGCCGGTTTCTTGTTGGAACCCCTTCTACGGGCGGCTACGGGATAACTTTGACGGCTGCTAGCACCATGATTTACTATTCTAACGGATATGATCTAGAGAAGCGTCAACAGTCAGAAGCAAGAATTGACCGAATTGGACAAGAAAAACCAATGACGTATATAGATATAATATGTGAAGACACAGTTGATGAAAGAATAGTTAAAGCTTTACGTAAAAAAATAAATATAGCATCAGAGATATTAGGGGAACAATTAAAAGAATGGATATAAGAAAATGTAGGATATACGTGTGGGCGCGGTGGAATTTTATTTTTTAGAAATTTCTTGAAGGCCTGCCTCGCGATTCAAAAATTTAAACTCCATTTTGCGGATTTCAAAATCGTCTTTAATTTTCCTACAGATAGTCTCAACATTTAAATCACCACAAGAATAGACATCAAACTGCATTAAGGCTGGGCTTACTTCATCCCATATATGCATTGCTATGTGGGAAGTTTCTATAATGGCAACAGCTGTGATACCTCTGTTACCTTTCATTTCACAGTACTTTACATAAGGTCCCATAAAAATTTTCATGTTGATAGCTTTAACAAAATCCAGAAACCATTCTTTTAATAGCTTCTCATCCACAGGGGGCTTTATTGCTTCTGCTCTTATAATTAAATGTTTGTGTACTAATAACCTATTTTGCATATCTGTCCGTAGACAGACCTAGTATAGGTTTATATTGAGTTTTGCCAGCACTATTTTTGATGGCCATTAAGTATTCTTTTCTATTCATATTAATATCTTTCGTATAACTGCAGTGGATCCATCCCGAGTTTGGTTCGCCTGGTGTATAGTACTCGAGTATTAATTGATCAAACATAAGATTCTCTTTGA